GTCCAGTTAATAGCTCTTGCGTTTGCTATAGAAGTTTGTTCTATAGGATAACTTACAAGTTTTATTGCATCGCCATTAACAGAGTTCTGACTTGCATAAACAAAATAAACAAACCATCTATTGTCATTAACAAGTGTTCTTACACCTACTGAGCTAATAACTTCTGGTCTATTAGTTGCAATATCCCAAGCAAAAGGGAAACGTGTTGCTGGTAAAAAAGAAATATTACTACCAGCATCTTGAGTGAATATCTTAAATAGTCCTGAATTAGTAGCATTCAATGTTGCTGGTGTTATATCACCTAAGTCTTGATTCCAAGGTAATGCATCAACTGAGTTAGTTACAGTATAAGATAAGTTTTCATCTGAGTTAGTTCCAGTTGATAATGCTATTACTGTATTTCGTCCATCAGCATTTGGGTCAGTAGTTGCTAACGCATTACTTGCAGAAACAAAACCATTCATCCAAATAGTTCCAGCATTAGCATGTTCCCATCTATGAGTCTCAGCAGGGATAGTATTCAAATGATATTCTATATATTGTGCTACAAGTTTAGCTGCACCAACTAATGTAGAGTTCCATATAATTCTGTAAATAGGTGCTATGCTATTAAAGTCTGATCCGGTCCAAGGTTGCTGAGTTGTTACTGCTACACCATTTGCATCAAAGTAAAAAAACCAAGTACCACTTGTATCTGTCCAAGCTGGGAAAACAACATTACCAACTTTTCTGTATCTGCGTATGACTCCGCCACCATCACAGAATATATTGAAATATCCTAAAGGTGGTGTAATTGTTAACGTTCTTGCTGTAGTATCAAAAGTTATATCAGCATTCGTAATTGGTGTAGTCGCATCAATTCCAGGGAAGTTTGTTGCATAGTTAAATGTTCCTGCTGAAATGAATGTATACCACAAACCAGTTGTAGCATCATATTGGCATTGAGCATATTCACCAAATAAGTATAGGTAAATCTTTGTATTCCCAGTTGCTTCATTAAACTTATCAGTTCCGCTACAATCTAATTCGACATAGTTATTAACACCAATAGTATTAAGTTTTACATATACAACAGCTTTATCAACTGGAGCATCTGGCAAAGTTACAGTGAATGATCCAGCAGATATGTCACATGAAATAAGTTCAAAAGGATTAGCTGTATAATTAGCATTCTTTACTACATTGGTCAATGATAAAGCAATAGCTCCATCTATGTCAGGTGTAGATAATGTTCGTGTTTGACCAGTAGTTACACCACTAATATCAAAGTTCATTACTTTAGTAGTATCAGCAGTATTGATTATACTAAAATTACTATCTTCATTATAATCTGTAGGTACTCCAAGATAAACCCAAGCACCACCAGATGCTCGCCATAAGCCAGCAAAGTTCGATCCAACAGTTGTGTATACCAAGTAAATCTTTAGGTTATTAACAACAGGATCTGGTAGATCTCCAAACGTGGCAGAATTACCGTCCCACCCAGTTACGGCAATTGCTGATAAATCTATTTCACTAAATTCCATTGTTATACCCCATCAGATAGACAAACTATTTGAAAAGCTACACCATTAGTAACGTCAATAGTTCTAAATGGTTTGAATGATACATTACTCATTGATTGTCCAGGTGCTAAACTAATTGTAATTCCTCTTACAGTAACAGACATTGAAGCAATATTAGTATTAGTAACACTAATTGCATCAATATCTTCTGTATGTGTATAAGGATATACATTAGCTTCTGTTAACACAAGGCTAACTGGCATTGATCCGACTTGCATGATTTTTTCCTCTATTATTAAATATCTGATTCTACATAAATATTGTTAACTGCTAAAGCAATAGCAGATGCAGCATTTGTTCTTATATCAGCACACGCAACAAGTAATGCTGTGTTTGCTGGTAGGTTTGTGCTGTATTATCCTCATTTTGTTTACTTATTTTTTATATTGTAGCTTCATAGTTTTGAACTATGTCTTTATCATCTATAAATGATACGTGCTCTACACACACTCAAGCCACTAATGAAAAGAAGCAGCACCATTACTGATGCTACTTCATGATTAAACATTAACCATTGCTGAGTAATATACCGCAATGTCTTGGAGCAACTACTTGAGAGCCCCAAACTGCTTGGATTTCAATTTTGTTGTTCATATATCCAGGATACACAGCAACACTGAAAGTCATACCAGTTGCAGGATCAGTAACAAGAGTGCGATCAGATGCCATATCTCCAATAGAAGGAATAGCAGGAGGACGAACAGCAAGCACGATAGCATTACGATCAAAGAACATGTTGTTATAAGTAGCAGCAACACAAAGGTTGGTCATAACAACAGTATGAGCAAGCGTTTGTTTCAAACCAGGTTCTTGAAGAACAAGAGTTCCAGCAGCACCAGCAATACCAGTTTTAACAACATACTTGTTAAGGTCACCAGCAAAAGTAACTACGTCACCAGCATTGATTGAATCACCAGCCCCACCGCTATTAAGAACAATAGAAGTAGCACCAACAGCATAACCACCAACTTTATTGACAGCGTAAGCAGCACCAACACCAAATACAGTAGATGCTTTAATAGATGCTGAACTATGGATGTTAAAGCCTTCTACAAGACCAATAGAACCAGTCTTCTGAAGCATATCAGAACCATACTCATTAGCTTTCCAAAGAGTAGACTGTTTACCACGAAGGTTACGAAGAGCACCTGAACCAAGAACCATATGAAGGTCGCCAGCAGGAGCACCATTTGCTTCCATGATTTCCATTGCGTATGCAAAATCAGAGAAATCATCAGCGGTAGCAAAAGGAATAGCTGATTGAGAACCACAAGCACGAGATGCTTTAACATACTGAGCAGCAATATCAGCGTCCATTGCATTCAATATAGAACGAAAACCTTGTTTCAATTGATCAGCAAGAATTCCACCTTGTTTACCTTGGAGAGATTTTTCTTCCTCACCATTCCACAAGATAGGAGCAGCGTATGCTTTATCAAGCACAAGATCCACATAACTAATAGTTTGTGAGCCAGTATTAGCTGGAAGTTGACCAGCAGTTATTGCTTCAAGAGAAGCTACTGGAGTTACAGGAACACGAACGGTTTGATCTTTACCTACGCCACTAACGTCAACGTCAGTGCGAACAGCTTTAGTAAAACCAGTGCGTTCAAGAGATACCGTATCAAGTGCTTCACTGATTACGGGAATGAGATTTGTGAGTGTGTTGGCCATTATTGTTTACCATTTCCTTATCGGGTCATTATGCCCGTGTTGATTTAATAGTTAATTAACTATTTTAGTTTTAGCAGCAAGTACCTTAGTCTTATCCATTTGACTTAGTGCCTCATACGCTGCACGAGTAATTGTGCCAGCAGGAGGAGTGGATTGATTAGGTGCTTTACCACTCAAGAGTTGATTAGTAGTTTCAGTAATCTTTTGATTAACTGTCTTATCTAACAAATCTTTTAGTTCTTTAAGATTTGATGCGATTTCTTCTTCAGTATTACCACTCAAATGCTTAGCTAATTCCAGAGGAATCCCCATTTGAGCAAGTGATTTTTCTTTATATGCATCCAATTTAATTTGTGCAGTTTCTTTTAATATCATATCACGTTCTGTTTTAGCTAATTCAATTTCAGCCTTAGCTCGTTCAGCTTCAGTAAGTTTAGCGAGTTCACTATCTTTCAAAGCTTTATCCATTTGTGATATACGACGGTTTAATCCTGCTATTTCTTTAGCAGCTTCTGCTTTCGCTTCAGCGATAGGGTCTGGTTTAACTTCTTCCTGAACCTGCGTGTTAGCCTGTTCTTGAATAATTGTGTCTTCCATTTAAGTTTCCTTATCAATTTATATTATAACCACTGTGATGTAGTGAGTTATTGCGTATGTAATTATATATCGTTCAAGTAGATATATTCATTATTCAACTATATCAACAATTTCACCCTTTTCATCATCTAATTGCTTCTTAACTGTTACATAAGATAAACCAAGTAATTCACACTTAGTTTGTAACGGTAAGAAATCTAATGAACTCATTGATTGTGCAATATCTTCAATTTCTGAAGGTAATGCTCTATTATATGATATCTTACAGTAACCTATTGGCAATTTTAATAGTGCCATAAGTTCTGTAATAAGATTGATACGTTTAATAGCACCTTGTCTGTATGCTTTCTCTAATCGTTGAGCATACATCTCTTGATCATGCATTCTAATACGCAATGCTCTACCACTTGCTGAAGAGTTATTACCTTGCTCAGCTGAGTAGAAGTCTACTACATGTGAATGTCTATATATCTCATTGATCAATAGCTTACTAATATATTCTCTAAATGCTGGTGAAGAATCACGTTGAATATACTCAGCTCTATCTTCTGCTGACATATCCTGTAATACTTTCCAGCTCTCCATATCTTGCATGTCTTCTGGTTTTAACTTCTTACCAATAACTAAAATAGCTTCAGCAAGTTTGCTTAGCTCATTCTGATTACCACTGATAAGAGCATCAAGTCCATCAATATAAGGTATGATTGTTTCAAAAGGTGCGTCATCTGTTAGAATAGATGTGTTATATTCTACTACAGGACATTCAGTAAACAATAGTTTCTTAGACTCTTTAGTAGTTATTAGAGCATCACCTTTCATATGTTTATACTGCCATTCATCGGCATATATAACATCTAACTCATATTCAGTAGGTTTATCTTCTACTTCACTAATGCGAATAGCACAGAATAGTTTAGGTTCAATACTATTATCATATATAAGTATTACTTCATCTGGTTCAAGTGTTGAGAATTTAATCTCTGTTTTAACACCATCACCAACTGTGTAAACTAATTCTAATCCTCTATTATAGGCTAATGCTTGTAATCCTGTGCGCATGTCCTTAACTTCAACATTATTGTCATAAAGTATATCATTTAATTGTTTAACATATTCTTTATCAACATCTGTTTCAGATGTATATTCTACATTACTAAATAAATATCCACCCATTGAATCAACTATCGAACTGTAATACGGTGTAGTTATCAAATAGTTTGGAAGTATTCTACGTGCTGCTCTTTTGCTCCATGCGTTAATCATGGCATGATTTTCAGCCTCATAGTAATCTTCTAACATCTCTAACTTACGTTTACAATCACCGTTTATCCATGACTTAACTGCTGATGTAATTTGTTTATCTGTAAGTTTTACTGAAGTATCTTTCACATTTATCATTTATATATCCACCGTTTAATATCTTATGATTGAGACATATTCTTCTTTTCTCTTGATGCAATTAAATAGACTGTATCGTAACGCATCTAAAAAGTGGTCATCACCACCTTTTATAACATCAGTAATTTGCCCAGAACGTTCATCAATTTTATATGAATATAGTCTAAATTCCTTTATCATATTTTCACAACTTTGATGAACATATATGTTATTAAAGCTACGTATATATTCTATTCCTTCTATTATCTTTAACTTTGGATAACCTACTATGTTATAACCATCAACATGCTTTATATGACTAATGGTTTCTGGTCTGCTATTATCAGCATTGATTAAGTCTGATTTAGAACATATATTTTCAAGCAATAGGTGAAGATTTGTTATTTCTATACCAATTCCACCAGTCTCTTTAGCTATATATAAGTCTTTATCTATTATAAAACACTTAACAATGGCTGTAGGATCTTGACTATACCCAAGGTCCATTCCATAATAATACGTTGTATCTTCTGGTAATTCAAAATATTTAATCTTCCATTTGTTTTTGAATACCTGAGCATCTGAATGCTTAACACATTGTCCTAACCATATATGATTATAGTCATCTGTTGATGATTCCATACATAAGTTAGCTTCATCTATCATTACCTGTGGGCAGAATGGATTATCTAAATAGTTTATCTCAATCTTTAGTGTATCTTCTCGTTCTTTATTTATAAAGTCAGCAGTTATAACGTCTTCTTCTTGTTCTCTGTTTAATGTAAATATCAACTGGCTACCAATTGCTCTAACAGTTGGTGTTAATACTTCAATCGATCTTCTGGAAACAGATTGACTCTCTTCTATCCAGGCTAAGTCTATATTCTCAGTAGATTTTACACTGTCTAAATTATTATATAACCCAGTAAATATTATCTCAGAACCATTATTACCTTTTATACTATTATCAGTAATCTTAAAGAAACTGCTTAATCCCATTCGGTTAATAGTATCTACAAGTAATTGTCTTGATGATTTGCTAATAGATACTTGAAACTCTCTACAGCAAAGTATTCTTATTTTTGATTTATAAGCTCTTAGTATAACGTAAACAGCAACAGACCAACTCTTAGACGACGATCTGCCACCATATATAACAGCATAACGCTTTGTATTAGTGAAAAGTGGAAGCATTTTAGATGGAACTTTTATTTCAAGATCAGGTTTTTCTTTAGTCATCTAAACACCATTTATACAAGCAAACTCTCCAAAGAGTTCAATTGCCTTTTTATCATAAGCCCGTGCTGCTTCTATTTCTGTTTTGTAAGTTCCTAAATATAACGTTTTACCCATAGTGTGAATATTAGCATCAATGTAGTGATATGTTTTACCATTACATGTAACATTTGTGAATTTTATACCTTTATATATACTTTTGGTAGTTCTATTATAGAATTTAACAGCGTTTCTGCTGTTTTCTTGTGTAGTGCATATTCTAAGATTACACTTTCTATTGTCCAACGTATTATGATTTATATGATCAACTACCATTCCTTTTGGGCAATTTACAATCATGTTATGTAACGCTGGTGTTTTTCGTTTTGAATGGTTACCAGGATTAGGTATTGTAGTCTTTATTCTAAATCCACTCTTACTGTTTGATACTCTCCAGGTATATTCTTTTACTTTATACCAGTCATCCTCATCAATCAATACTTCAACCGAGCCATGTTTCTTACTTTCAATTGTGAATGTCATTACATTTCACCTTATCCTTTTATTATTATGGTAATCCATTGGCTATACATCGGATAAGCAACATATAGTCAATGGAAAGGTAATTACTCCCTGTCCCAATTAGAACCTTAATTATGTATTTACTGCCACTATGTTAATAGTAACTGGTAAATCTTTTCCATCTTTTCCACTAATTTCAAGTTTTGATATTGTAGATACTCCAGTAATCTTATCTATATTTTCTTGAGCCTTTAATGCTATACCATAGTCTTCATCAGAATACGCTTTATTACGTAATTGGTATAACCATGATATACTCTGTGATTTATTCACAGCAATTTCGTCAGTGAAGGATTGACGCAGAAAGTCATATCCCATCTCTACATATCTATATGCTTGTCGTTCTGATAGACTATACATACGTCTTAATTCTTCGACTACTTCTTGTTTTGGTAGCCCTTCTGATAATAGGTTTAAGGCTACCTTAGTTCTACGAAGTTTCTCATCTACATTAGCACGTTCTTTATCTTTTGGTATAACTACTGGTATATTACTATCAATTGTTGGTTCAGTAGTATCATCATTTATGACTGCTGTAATCTCTATATCTTTATTCATAATGCTTCTCTCATTAGCCCATACTGAAAATTCCTTATGTGCTATATTACTTGAATCCTATTGTTTCTAAACTATCTGTATTTATACAAGTTGATTCTATCTGACACTCGTATACATTTGTACTATATGGACATCCATTATTAATCCAGTCTATTGTGTAATAATATCCAGTTGGTGTTAATGTTACTGCTGTTATTACAGCTATAACTTCATTGTAGTATATTTTACTACCTGGTTTATAACAGGTTATCAGTTGTGGTATATATCCCATAATTATTTCTTTATCGCATTGATATATCTCGGACATACAACTAATTCTACTTTACTTGATTGCTTACATTCATGCATACATGCTAAACATTGATTGTTTAATTCTTGCCAATAAGCATCATGTTGTTGTTTTTCAGTTGACATGTATATTTTTCCATTTTAATTATTAGCTAAAAGTATCAGCTATGCTGGGAGGTAGCAACATAACTGATATTTCAATAGGAGGAGTTCTCAACCAAGAGTTCTTCTACCAGGGTGATAGTCACATTAAAGTCCCACTATCAAAAGACTAATATATTATTAGGAGGAATTATATATTCTATATTAAAGAGGCTAAATATAGACATTATTGAAATGTATTCTTAAATATGTGAATAGGCTTTCTATTAGAATATAGAAAATAATTATCACACTTTCTTCTATCTCGCTCAAGTATCCTTTCTTTGTTTAACTCATCGTTTTTATTATTTCTATCAATAATAGGTTGCCACATGGCATTTACTTTATCTTCGTTAGATTTGTGTTTCCTAATATTTCTATTTATATCGTTAATTGTTTTATTATCACGTCTTGTTTGTTTCTGTTTCAATATTTCATTGTATGATCTTTGATGATTATTACCACCAAGTTTTATATTATATCCAATTACAGGATTTGTGCTATCGAATTCTTGTATAAGAAACTCTTCAAGTTCATTTAATTCTTCTAAAGTATCTACTTTGCAGAGTTCTTCTATTTTGAAATTAGTTCTACCATGTTTTAGCATTGATTTGTGAAGATATGTTTTAGATTGCTTACCACATTTAGCGGCATACCAATGTGCTAATAATCTTTTCTTAATTGTTCTTATCGTCTGTCCAATGTAAATCTTATTATTTACCAAATTAGTAATCTTGTAAATTATCATATTATACCAATCCTTATTATTTTGTGGTAATCTATCTGATACATACCGGATTGGCAGTATATATCAGGTAGAAGGGTAATTACTCCTTGTCCCAATGTAAGAAATATCTATTATGCTGTAGTGTCCAAAGTCTAATAGACTTTTGTTTTATGACTGTCCCATAATTATGGGAGCATAAATAAATACCCTTACAAAATAACATAGGAATCTCAGAGCACTTTTGTTACACTGATTTTGATTTTTTTTGTATTTTTTCAA